AATCTAATTAGATCTTTTATGTTAAAAGAAAAGCCAGATGCTTTAATTATTTTTCAAGATCCTAGATTCTTTATTGATCTTTTTCAAATAGAAGATGAAATACATGAATTTTGTCCTATACTATGGTGGCATGTTTGGGATAATTATCCTATACCTAAATTTAACTACTGGATGTACGATGTAGTAGATCAAATAAACTGTCATTCATATTTGACTTATGAAATGTGCAAAGTAGATTATCCAGAAAAAACAAACTATATACCACATAGCTTTCCTAAAAGTATTTTCTTTAAACAAAACAAAAAAGAAATAGAGGAAAACAAAAAGTCTTTATTTGAAGATAGAAGTAATGATTATAATTTCTTGTGGGTCAATAGAAATATATTAAGAAAAAGGCCTGGAGACCTATTGAAAGCTTGGTCGTTGTTCACAGAAATGATTAAAGATAATAAATTAAGGTCAAATTTAATATTGCATACAGACACAACAGACAAAGCAGGACATAACTTAGAAGAAATATGTAAAATGCTGAATGTCGACGACAGTGTAATATTTTCTAGAAATAATTTGACTTTTGAAGAATTAAACATATTACACAACGTTTCAGATTGCTGTATTAATATTTCTTTTGCTGAAGGTTTTGGATTGTCTACGTTGCAATCATTAATGACAGGTAAACCTATAATAGCACCAAAAACAGGTGGTCAAACTAGACAAGTTTTAAACTATAATGACAATAAAGAAAATGGTGTTGCACTAGAAATAGACTATAAAGTTTTAAACGGCAATCAAGATATTCATTACATCTACGAAGATTTTGCAAGTGTAGAAAATATTGCTAATGCTATGTTTAAAATGTACTCTATGAGCAACGAAGAAAAACTAAAGCTAGAAGAAAAATGTCTCAAATATTCAGAAGAAGAATATGATTATGATACAACAGTTAACTTATGGGATAAATCTATAGAAAAAGCTATAGAAAATCATAAGACGAGAAAAAACTATAAGGTATTAGAAATATGATTAATATACTTTTAAAAGGTCCATTATTTTCAAATTGTGGATATGGATATCACTCAAGGCAAGTTTACATGTATTTAAAGTCTAGAGAAAACGTAAAAATACATTGTAAAATTTTAAACTGGGGAAATAATCCTTGGCTTTATAGTAATATAATAGATGAAATTGAAAAAGATATTCTATTATATGAAAATACAAAATTTGACGAATCTTATCAAATACAATTTCCTTTTGAATGGGAAAAAGTTTCTGATTTTGATGTAGGCATTACAGCAGGAATAGAATCAAATTACTGCAATCCAGATATGATACATTACATAAATAAAATGGACAAAGTAATAGTTCCATCTAATTTTTCTAAAAATACTTTTTTAAATACTTCTAAATTGTACAATAAAGAAATAACCACACAAATATCAGTAATAAAAGAATCTTTTCATCAAGAACTTTTAGAAGAAAACGAAGAAAGTGCAATATTACAAGATATTAAAACAAACTTTAATTTTTTAGTTTTCGGTCAATTTAATTCTTTAAGTGAACTAAATGACCGAAAAAATATATTAAAAACAATTAGAGTTTTAGTAGATACTTTTAAAAATAATGAAGAAGTAGGAATAATATTAAAAACAAACCTATCTAATAATTCTAAATTAAATCTTAACAGATGCAAAGAAATATTAAAAAATAATTTTCCTAAAAACAATAGAAAGTGCAAGTTGTATTTAATTCATGGTAATATTTCTAACAGTGATATTAATAATATTTATAAAGACAAAAAAATCAAAGCATTAGTTTCAGGAACAAGATCTGAAGGTTTTGGACTTGTACATTTAGAATCTGCAGCTTCTGGCTTACCAATTATAACAACTAATTGGTCTGGATATCTAGATTTCTTAGAAGATAATTTTTTAAAGGTAAAATATGACTTGGTCAAATGCCCTTCAAATAATTTGTTTTGTGAAGAATCTAAATGGGCAGAATTCAATTCTGATTCAATGAAAAAAAAGTTACTAACGCTATACAAAAATTATGATTTATATAAAGAGAACTCTATGGAACTAAAAAATAAAATTATACAAGAGTATAATTTGAATGCTATAATAGATACTTATAAAATCAAGTTTAAAGAATAATTATGTTTGTAATAGTATTTTTAGCAATAATATCAATAATATTTATAATCTCTACTATTAGACTAGTATTAATTTTATTTAAAATAGAAGATGCTATAGAAGAAAGTTTAGATATAATTGATAGTAAATATGAAAATATAAGTAAAATTTTAGAAACGCCTGTTTACTATGACAGTCAAGAAATAAAACAAGTAGTAAAAAACCTTGTTGAAGCAAAAGAGTCTTTACTAACAATTTCAAACATAATTTCTCTAAACAAAACAGAGGAATTTGATGACTCAGAAAAGTAAAAACTATTTTAGCAAAGAAACTCAAGAAAAGATAGTACTCTATCAAAACGAAGAAAATAAAACAAAAAAGCACAAATTATATGAAGAACATATATCTCCTGCTTTCGTAGAACTAGTACAAAGTTTAGTTTCAGTTTATAGATTTAAAGCTACAAATGAAGACTTAACTCATCTTAAAAATGATTGTACTAGCTTCTTGTTTGAACAACTTCACAAATGGAAACCTGAAAAGGGCACTAAGGCTTTTTCTTATTTTAATGTTGTAGGCAAAAACTGGCTTACAATACAAACAAGAAAACTAAACAAGCTAGATAACAAAAATGTTTTTTTTGAAGATAAAGAAAAATTTACTTTAGAAGAAAAAAATTACTTAACAGATTTAGACTACTTTGAAGATGTTGATCACGAAGAAAAATATAATCAATATGTTAAAAATATTTATAAAGTAATAGATTATATAGAAAAAAATCTTTCTAAAGAAAATGACTTGAAATGTGCTTATGCTATTAAAACAGTTTTTAAAAATGCTAATGACTTAGAGTTTTTAAATAAAAGAGCAATATTCGTATATCTTAGAGAAATATCAGGCCTTAATAGTACAGAACTTAGTTCTTCTTTATCTTCTATAAGAAGGATATATAGAAAAGTAGTAGGGCCAGATAATTTATTTTTTTTAATGGAAGAATAACATGAAAACAAGCGAAATAGATAAAATTAATAAGACAATTGACTTAAACGTTAAAAAAGAAAGTGCTATTAAAAACTTTTCTGATATACTTGACAATATTGACTCTTTAGAAGACAAAAAGAAAATGCTGTGGAAAGAAATATATGAGCATGCTTTAGAAGATAGAGAAAAAGCAAAAATGTTATTTAATAATGCTTATATTGATATGCAAGGCGGTATAACAGATCACATGAACATAGGCTCTGTTATGGCAAAATATTTAGAAAGAATGTGCAGGTCAAACGATCAGATACTTAAATTAGCTGAGTTAATTGCAAAAGAAGAAGATAAAGCAGCTAAAGTTAGCGACGATGATATTTTTAGTAAGATAAATGGGTAATAAATGTTTACACAAGCAAGAGTTCTATATGTTATAACTACAGAAGGAAAAGGATCATCTGACAGGGGCGAATTAATATATGATGCGCTAAAAGAGCTAGAATTAATTAATTATTTCTATGAAGGAAAAAAAAGAAAAGAAAAAATTAATATTTTATCTTGCTTGCCTAGCAAAACTATTTTTTCAAAAAGCAAAAAAAAATTTTTTGTTTCATTACCTTTTATGTCTTCACATTTTTCAATTCCTGTTAATATAGATGAACACATTTGGGTATACTCATATAATTTAGAAACAAATAATTTCTATGATTCTTTTTGGCTTAGCAGAGTTCATAGTTTATTTAATGTAGAAAATCAAAAATTAACAAACAAAGAAGAAGAAGCTAATTTGTTTTCTACATTAAATAACAATGCAGAAAAGATTGAAATAAGCACAGATTCTTACGTTAAAATTGACGATTTATGTTTAAAAGGAACAAATAATTCAAAAATTTTATTTTCTGGTTCAAATGAAGAAGATTTAGAAAGTAATACAGGAGAGATATCAATAACTTCTGGAGAAGAAAAACTTTATTTTTTAAATAGCAGCTCATCTTTACTTGTTACAGAGAGACTAGATAAAGAATATATTTCTTCTTTTTTTACTAACGGTTTTTTTATAAAAGATAATATTATAAATCATGAAAAAAAAGAAGAAGTAACAATTAAAAATTTTTTAGGTTTAGAAAAAGAATCTTTATTAGAAGAAAAGCTTATTTTAAAAAGTAGTATAAATATTAAAGAAGAAAAATCAGAGTTTTTTGTTAAAGATCTACCTGCAGCTTGTATGTCGTCTACAAATATAATGTTACTATCAGAAAACAACAAAGAAATAAATAGCGGCGGAATATATTTAATAAAAAACAATTTAAATAGTGACTATTCTGAAATGAGCTTGAGAAAAGATGGCAAAATATTTATTAATAGCGATAAAATTCTCATAGGCAATTTAGATAGAAGAAGTAAAGAAAGTTTAGATCCAATAATTTACTTAGGTTACAACGAAGAATCTAGTTCTATTGTAAAAGGAGAATACTTAAAATCTTTATTACTTGAACTAATAGGCGTAAATAAAGAAGCATTAACTTTAATTGCTGGAGCACTAGACGAAATAAAAGATAATTTTAAGAAAGTAGATGCTAATTATAAAAAAATAGATATATTTGCAAAAAGTCATTTTCATATTTCTAATGTTCCATCTTTAAATTCTTCACCTTCTACAGTACCTTTAACTCTGTTGCAAAGTAATGTTACTACAAAAATAGAAGAGTCTTCAAAAGCAAACGGAGGAAAAGAAATAGAAAGATTACAAGATCTAGTAAAGAATATAGATAAAATATTAAGTAAATTTGTTAAAACTGTTTAAAAGAATATTTATTAATAAAAAGGTTGTCAAATGTCAAAAACTGATTTTACTTTTAACAATGTAGGCGAAAATATTGATGAATTTAGATCAAAAAATAAAAATAAATCAAATATTTTTTTAAAAAGAAACAAAAAAAAAGCAATTGGAATTAAATTACCTCTTAATAAAGGATCATTAGAAAACGAAAGTCTATTTAAAGTAAATTATAGTATTGTAGAACAGATAAGAGATAATTTAAAATTTTTACTAAGTGTTAGAAAAGGTGAAAAGTTAAGAGATTTAAACTTTGGAACAAATTTACAATATTTATTTAATCAAACAAGTAAAAATGATGAAGAACTAGAAGAAATTGCTATAGAAGAAATAAGATCAGCAGTTAATTCTTATATGAGTCCCGTAGTAATAGATGACAAGAATTACTTTGTTATTTTAAAAACGTTTAATATGGAAAAAAAATTAACAAACTTAAACGAAAATACTATATACACGCTTTCTATAGATTATGAAATATCTGGGATTTCGCAAACAGATTTAGATATTTTAAAGAATAACTACAGACAAAGCATAAATAATATAAATAACCTTGTTTCTGACGTTAAAAGAATTAATGTTAGATTTTCAACTTCTAGGTAAAAAATAATGTCTATAAATATAAATAATAAATTACAAAACAGTAGAAAAAATAAAGTAGTAAATAAAAGCTTTGATGACTTTAGAAATGAACTACTTGTTTATGCTAAAAGTAGTTTTCCTGATCAGATAAAAGATTTTTCTTCTTCTTCTTTAGGCGGAATGTTAATAGATTTTGCAGCAACAATTGGTGAATCTTTGTCTTTTTATTTAGAACAACAATTTGATGAATTAGACTATGAAAAATCAAATATTACTAGCAATATTATAAGTCACTTAAGAAAAGAAGGAATAAAAAAAAATAGTTCTTCTCCAGCTATTTCTAATGTTACTTTTATAATAGAAGTTCCTGTAAGTTCTAACAGTAACATTATAGAGCCTAAAATTTCTTCTTTACCAATCATTAAAAAAGATACATTAGTTGGTACTGAAGGCGGTGTTAATTTTACATTAGAAGAAGATATTAATTTTAATTTTAATTACAAACAAACTAATGGAAGCTTTGATTCAAGCGGTGATATTTCTACTTTAATATTAACTAAAAAAGGTATATGTAAATCTGGTAATATTGCGACAGAAAACATTAATTTTCCAAATTCTGAAAGAAATGATTTTTTAACTTATAAACTAAACAATGAAGACGTAATAGAAATAATAAAAGTATTAGACAATCAATTAAATGAGTATTATGAAGTAGATTTTTTAAATCAAGATACAATATATAAGAAAATACATAAAGAAAAAGAAGAAGATTTGTTTTATGTAGATTATGCAGCTTATAGATACGTTACAGAAGAAAACTTTCTTACTGGTTCTACAACTTTAAGATTTGGAAACGGATCAGAAAAAAATCTTGTTGATGATATACTTATTAACCCAGAAGATATTGCATTGCCTTTAGAAGGCAAAGGTTATACTTCGAACTTTAGTTTAGATCCTAATAATCTTTTAAAATCAAATACTTTTGGAATATCGCCTAAAGGAAAAAACTTACAAATAAAGTATAAGTACGGCGGAGGTTCTGATGACAATGTTTCTTCTGGACAGATTAATTTACTAAATAAATTAAATATTGTTTTTCCTAATAGCATTAATAATTTAGATTCTGATACAGATTTTGTTGTAAATAGTATAAGAGTCATAAATGAAGAAAATGCTACAGGTGGTTCTGATCGACTTTCTATAGAAGAATTAAGACAAAATATCCCTTCAATTAAAAAAATGCAGAATAGAGTTATTAGTTATCAAGATCTTCTAGCTAGATTATATTCTATGCCTTCAAACTTTGGAAGAATAAATAAAGCTGCTGTTTTAAATAATGAATATACTAATTTGTCAAAAGACTTATACATTATATGCAAAGATAATCAAGGATTTTATGTAAATGCTTCAAATGGCTTAAAAAAGAACATAAGATCTTACTTGAATGAATTTAGACTGATAGGTGATTCTTACAATATTATAGATACACCTGTATATAATATAGGTTTTAACATTTCAGTAAAAATAGCTGAAGGTTTTGAGCCTATTACAGTGATAAACAACGTAGCGTTTAGGATTGAAGACATAATGAGATTTGATTCTTTTCAAATAGGCGAAGCTATAAATTTAACTGATGTTTTTAATGTAGTAGTAAATACGCAAGGCGTCGTATCAATAATTTCAGAATTAAAAGATATAATTACTATCAAGAATGAAGCTGATAACTTTTATGATGAAGAAGAAGATGAAATATATGTATACTCAAGTAATATTTTATCTGTTAATGAATTCTTAGAAGATAATTTGCTTTATCCTGGAAGAGTTGGAATTTTTGAGTTAAAATATTCTGAAGTAGATATAAACGTGAGGAACGGATAATGATATTTTTATTTGAAGCAG